CGGATGCTTGCAGGGCAGAGGCGGATTCGATGCAGCGCGCGGCAATGTCGTGCGATGCGCTGGCGTGCAGCGCGTCGGCGGCAGCTTTCAGCGCGGCGATAGCGTCGATGATCTTTTCGGGGCTGACTTGCATCATTCACCTCGCGCGCGGATCATTGCATCGGCCATCTGATAGGCCCGCAACGCGCAGTCATAATCGTTGAGCGGTTTTTGTTCGCTCCACACGGCAGGCATCAGTTTCGCTGCGAAATAGTCGCGCGTCGTGATTCCTAGACTGATAAATGGCGTCTCGTTCAAGTCGCCACACCAGGGAAACGCTGGTCCGCCAGTTTTGATCTCGCTCATTGCTCGCCCCTTGCTTTAGCCAGAGCAGCGCGAGCCTTGTTTGCCGCTTCTGTGTTCGGCCACAAATGCAAGAGGGCATCCTCCAGCGCTTCGAGCAGTTCCGGCGCGGCTGCCCGCAGATAAGCATCCGCCAGTTGCTTCTCGTTCGCGGCGACGGATTTCTCTTGCATATCTGGATCAAGGCTCGACCGCATGCCGTATCCTGTCATGACGTCTTCCACCGTTTCCTGACGGGAGCCATAGGCGTATCGACGTTCCTCGAAAACCACTGCGCCGGCCGCATCAACGATCTCGATGTTGAACGGCCATTTTTCCGGCTGGCGCACGAAGAGCGGTCCAGGTGTGTGTTTGATCTCGCTCATGTCTTACACCGCTACCTGAATAACGAGTTGTTTGTGCTCTGCGTCGATTTCTTGCACGTCGATGTATTCGGCGCTGACCGGTTCGTAGATCACCACAGGCATATCGCTCGGGTACTTCTGCAAAACCGCGATCAGTTCAGCCGCCGTGATTTGTGCGTTGACGTGTGGGCGGGAATAGCTCATTGCACACCTCCGAACGGATGCGCGGTTGATGCGCCCGATACGTCAACCGTCGCGCGCCCGATGCGCACCTCGAGATCAATGGCCGCGATAATGCAACCTGCTGCGGCTCGACCTCGCTGCTCAGGCGTTCCGTTTCGAATAGCGTCGGCCGCTTGGTTCATCGCCTTGATGGCGCCTAGAACGTATTGAAGATCAATTTGCATCACTCACCTCCAGCCAGACGGCGCTTGACGATGACTTCCTTCGCATCGGTCAGCAGCGTGTGAATCGTATGCAGGTCGTCTTTGTTGCCACGTGCCAGCGCAGTCATGAACGACTCGCGTTGCGGGCCGGTCAGCTCGACCAGCAGTTCCATCAGGTCATCGAACGTGACCTCGCGCTCTACCTGCTCGCGGCGATCTTCTGCGGCCAATGCTGCGTTGTCGGCTGCTTCGAGATCCCGGTCGAACAGCCAATTGCCATATGCTTGCGTGCGGGAAACTAACTGCGGTACGTGTGGCATGATTCCGTCCTTGTTGTGTTTAGTGACGAATACTGCTTTGGTGTGTCGATGAAATGAACGATACCAAAGAAGTATCCGTCACGCAAGCGAAGAATCACTGTTGCGTTTCTGCCTCACGCTCGATCCAGTTGCGTCGCTCGAACGCCGGCCGTAACTTCTCGTGCGCGGACTTGCGTAAATCCGCGATTGCGGGCGTCACCTTGGCGGCTGCTCGCGCGACGGTCTGCGGGTGGATGGCGCACTCGCGCGCGATGCGATTGAGGCTCCAGCAATAGCTTTCCCCAAACACGAACTCTCGCGCAACGAGCATGCGAACCATCGTGCGATTGCGGTGCGCTCCTTCGAGCAGGCATACAAGCCGCTCAACGCCCGCGTGACGCTCTCCGCGCTCTCCGCCATAGGTGGCATCCAGCAGGGCGCGCTGATCCAGCGAGAGGTGCGATTCAATGACGTCGTGCACGTATTGCGCCTGTGCTTTCTTCTCGTGGACCGATAGCAGCAGGGCGGCTCCGTCAGGTCCGGTGTATTCGCCAATCTGCCCGATCTTGACGCCGGGCCGCGCGCGCCACGTGTAAGCGAAGGAAAGCGCCGCATCCATCGAGCGGAACATCGGCGCGCGACTGTCGTCTTCCGGCTTAGGAGTGCGAAGGGTGAGCCTGCCAAGCGAGCTTTCGTGTGCGGTGCATACTTGCATAGCGGTTCCTTGGTCAGTGGAGCGGGGCGGAAAGCAGATCGGGAGCGGCTTGGATTGGCTTCACGAGCTGCCCGGTATGCGGGCACCGTCGCTTCGGCAACTCGATCACTAGGCCGTCGTCTTTCAGTTCGCCTATGCGGCCGCAAACGCTTTGGATCGGATAACCGAAAATCTTCGACAGGTCAGTGCGCGAAAATGATGCAGTCGGGACCGTGCGCAGGAAGTTGAGAATCGCGAGCCGTTGAACGGCTGCTGTGCCATCCTCTTTCTTTGCGAGGAAGGATAAGAACGACGTTTCGGCTTGTCCTCTCATGCTGGCTCCTTCAGATCCTCGGTCACTTCGTCGTTGACAGGAACGCCACTGATGGGGCGGAGCAATCTATCCATCACCACGCGTCGCTTTACGATTCGAAGAATCCCATCGTTGCTGCGCACCGGAAGCGACGATCCGGCGGACTCGACCACCCAGCCTGGTTCTGTGACTTCGTAACGTATCCCGTCAACAGTCTCCATATGAACCGCAGAGCGCAAAACGGAAACTACCGCCCCGACCATTTCTGGTGTAACAACTGCCCGAATCACGTAGGCCAGATCACCAGGTTTGCAGTTCATTGCCCCACCCCCATGCGAACAATCGCGTTGACAGCGTTCAGCAGCGTCGGATCAACTTTCGGGAACCGGCGGTTGTCGCGGCGGTACTTTGCGTCGACCTCGGCTTCGGTCAGCTTCGGCCGCGGCGCCGGCGTCGGTCGCAGCGTGACGTTCTCGCCCTTGCCGATCACGTACCGGACAGCGCGGCGATAGCCGTTGTTGTCGATTGCGCGGAACTCCTGGTCGCGGCCCGGAACGCGCGCGCGTCGTAAGTATTCGTTGACCACCGATAATTCGCGCCCGATGCCCTCGGATATTTCCTGCGCAGTGCGCGGCTTGCCGTCAGCCATCAGATTGCGAATTAAGTCGGCAGTGAATACGCGTGTGGTCATGCTTGCTCCGCCATGCAGGAAAGAGGGTGGGCGCCGTAGTAGAGGCGGAAGTGGCCGATTCCGAATGTGCCTAGCACGGCGAGCGCGAGCACGATTCCGCCGATGACAGAGAGAATGGTTTTAGTCATTGCGCAGGTTGCGCTGCCAGAATGGCGCGGGCGAAGTCGAGCAATGCGCCTTTGCTGAATTTGTACGAGCCCGGCCCGGTCTCGGTCGCGCACATGAACCCGAGCATGTCGATCTGCTCATCCGTCAGCGCCACCTGTGTCTGCACTGGCTGCGTTGCCGTGGATTGCGTGGATGCGGCGCGGGCTGCTTGCCAAATCTCCCACGGACCGATAGAACGATTGGCCGGAATGCTCTTGCACCATGCGTCAAACGCCGCCCGCTCGTCCTGCTCGGCATATTGCGCGGGAACTGGGGATGCGATGCGTCTCAACGTCTCTTCGACCGCCGCCTCTGCTGCAATGTAGAGCGTCGTCATCCCGGAGCATGCCTTGCATTCATCCTCGACATATCCTGCTATTTCCTCGATCTCGCGACGCGTCAAGGTGCGAGCGACCGGATAGAGCTTTGTTCCGACCGGAATATCTTCTGCGTCCTCGATGTCGAACTGAACGTATTTCGTCCCGTCCTTGTCTTCGTACACGGACGCTATGTGCTCCACTTCCTCTTGCCGCGAACCAGCGTCGGCAATAACTTCGCAATCCGCGATGCAGTTCCTCAATTCCGCCATCGCCAGGCGAATTTCGGCGGCTGCCTGCATTGGATCGGATGCGTTTTCTAGCCATCGAGCCGTGCATTCCATCGAAAAAAGCACGCCGTCGAACGCGCGTTTTTCACGACTACTGTATGTTTGTACAGTACTCCGAGCTAATGATGCCTCGTTAGTGTTCATTCTCAGTTCCTTTTTTTATTTGTTCATATGAAAGATTTTTAGGCTATTTCGGACCTAAAAACCGATACCGTAAGTATAAACGGATACCGCCACGGTATCCATAGAATTCGCAAAAAAGATGTGCTTAGGCGCGAGCCCGATGTGATTCCCAATCAAACGCCAGAACGCGACCGCCACCTTCCCGCAATCGATCAACGACTCGCGCTGACAGATACTTCTCGATTCCGCCTAGATCCTCGTTAGAGGCAATGATGGTCGGTCGGCGCGCGTCGTACCGCCCATTGAGTATCGCAAACAGAATCATCTGCTCGTTGTCGCCGCCGCCCTGAACGCCGACTTCATCGAGAATCAGCAGATCCGGGTCGACCATCCTTTGAATCGCTTCGCGCTCAGACATTCGCGAATCTCGGCGGTACGCCTCGCGCACAAACTGGACCGCCTCATACGTGCGCGCAAAGAGCGGAAGGGCGCCGCGGCGAGCAACGACGCGCGCAATCGAGATCGCAAGGTGCGTTTTGCCTGTTCCGAACAGCCCGCACATGATGAGGTTTCGGCCGTTCGTGCTGACGTCATCCCATTGGGCGGCGTACTCGCGGCAGGCGTCAAGCACCTGTTGCTGAGCAGGAGTTTCAGCCAGATACGTTTCGAACGATGCCGACTCGAAGCGCTTAGGGATGGCCGCGCCTTTCCACCCGCTCAGCAGAGCATCGCGCCGAGCTGTACGTGATCGCTCCGCCTGCAACTCTTCGTTTTTCTTCGCGTCTTGTTCCTGCATGCACTTGTCGCAACCGCTCCAGCGTGCGACGCCTCCGAAGTTCGCGTTGAGAGACTTGTATGGGCCGTGCGTGTCGCATACCGCGTCGCGTTCCTCCATCTTCCGGCGGCCCATGATGTAAGCGGCGATGGCGTGCGCGTTAGAACGTTCCGTCTGCATTGATACCCCTCCGATAGTCGATGCCCTTGAAGTCCGCAGTCGTTACGGGCTTGCGGTATTGCACTGGCTTGCCGCCAGCCCCGTTCCCGCCACGAGCAGAGTCTTTCGGCTCGTACACGTCCTGCCAGCAATTCAGCGTCGAGTTGTCCAGCAGAGATTTCACGTCATGGCCGGCATCGCGAAGCGTTGAGAGCTTCTGGATCATCAGACCGATGGCATGGTCAGTCATCGGCTTCTTGATTTTTTTGCGCATCGCGACGAAGGCATCCCAGCTCGTCTCATTGATCCATTCAGGTAACGATAAGGGCGCGCTCGCGCCTTTGTTTTTAAATGACGGTTCACTGATGGATATATTGACGGTTTGGGTGTCATGGGTGCTACCCGTCTCCGCGCACCCATGCGACCCGTCTCGCGCATCCATGCGACCCCTAGCATCGGCGCTACCCCTTGCACCAGTGCCACCCGTCTCATCCTGATCGGAGATTTTCTCGGGCAGCGCTTTCAGCTTCGGAACGATTACCTTGTACTGTCGTGTTGCCCCAGGTGCTCCGCCGTTCGCGTTCCCAATGACGGCGACATAACCGTCATTGATCAAGCCGTGCAACAGCCGGCGCGCCTGCGACTCGCTTACGCGGATCTTGGCGGCCAGCGTGGCGATAGACGGGTACAGGCTGCCCCCGTCATCAGCGCACCAGTCAGCCAGCGCAAGCATCGCCAGAAGTTCGCTCCCCGATGCCGGGAAGCGGTCCCATACGAGCGTCATTACCTTGATGCTCATGCTTTGTCGTCCACCAGGTATCCCAGGTCAAGAAGCTCACGAAAAGCCTCGCGGTTTCCACGCTCGCCGCTGAGGTCTCGCGTGAATACATCGACGTCAATCTCTGGATGCGCATCGATGAAGATCATCAGCCCGCGCGCATGCCAGGACAAAAGCGGGTTATCGATCAGCGATCTGCGGATCGCCGCGGTCTCATTTTTTTCTCGGATGATTGGCATATCAGTTAGCCCGTTGTTCGGTTGATCGGGGAATGGCAAGCGCCGCGCTGATATGCGCGGCATCGCTCATTCGCTTTCCTGTTCGGTTTGTTCAAGCGGAACATCAGGCAGATT